GATATGCTCGATTCGATCAAAACCGAACTCGACAGCAACGAACTGCTCTTAGCCGACTTCCCGGAGGTTTGTTTTCCGATTCAAGCTCTCGATGGAATCTCGAATCGCGCAAACGGTCAACTTTACAAAGGCAAACGCACGCAGATCGGATGGACCGCCAAAGAGGTCGTTCTACCAACGATCGAAAGTAGCAATGCCAGCGGAGCGATTATCAAGGTCGCCGGCCTAACGGGCCGCATCCGAGGTATGAAATTCAAGCGTCCCGATGGCAGAACAGTACGTCCGAGTCTCGTGGTACTCGATGACCCGCAAACGGATGAAAGCGCTCGTTCGCTCTCGCAATGCGCGAATCGCGAAAGCATACTCGCCGGCGCAGTGCTTGGCTTAGCGGGTCCTGGCAAGAAGATCTCAGGCATCATGCCCTGCACGGTGATTCGTCCAGGTGATATGGCGGACAATATCCTCGATAGGAATAGGCATCCCGAATGGAATGGCGAACGCACCAAGATGGTCTATGCGTTTCCTAAGAATGAATTGTTATGGGAACGCTATGCCGAGATCCGCGCCGAAGGGATGCGTGGTGGTGATGGTGGTGAAGCTGCCACCGAGTTCTATCGTCTGAATCAAGCTGCGATGGACGATGGGGCCATAGTCGCGTGGCAGGAGCGATTCAACTACGACGAACTCTCCGCGATCCAGCACGCGATGAATCTCAAACTGCAAGACGAGGCAGCTTTCTTCGCAGAGTACCAGAACCAACCTCTGCCCGCGGAGACGGTTGTCGATGGGATGCTCAAACCCGAAGAGGTCGCCAGTAAGTTCAACCGCATGGATCGAGGACTGGTCTCCATCGGCGCAAACCATCTCACCGCATTCATCGACGTCCAGCAGAAGCTACTTTTCTATGTGGTCGCTGCGTGGGAGGATGATTTCACCGGTTATGTGATTGACTATGGTTGCTACCCCGACCAGCAACGTCCGTACTTCACGCTGCGCGAGGCTCGCCAGACGCTGAGCTCCGAAGCGACGGGAACCGGACTTGAGGGATCGATCTATGCGGGCCTCGAATCGTTGACATCGAAACTGCTCGATCGTGAGTGGCAGCGCGACGATGGTGCAGCGATGCGTATCGGTCGCTGTTTGATCGATGCCAACTGGGGGCAATCGACGGATGTGGTTTACCAATTCTGCCGGCAGTCCAAGCACGCCGCTGTGATCATTCCCAGCCACGGTCGGTTCGTCGGCGCTTCGAGCTTGCCGTTTAGCGAGTATCGTCGCCGGCCAGGTGATCGCGTAGGACTCAACTGGCGTATCCCGAACGTACATGGCAAACGAGCCATACGCCATGTGGTCTACGATACCAACTGGTGGAAGTCGTTTATCAACGCTAGGCTTCGTGTTTCGATGGGTGATCGCGGTTGCCTCTCGCTCTTTGGTACGAACGCCGAAACGCATCGCATGCTCGGCGAGCACCTAACCTCCGAGTACTTCGTCAAGACCGAAGCCCGCGGACGGAGTGTGGACGAATGGAAGCAGCGACCCGAACAGCCAGACAACCACTGGTTCGACTGTTTGGTCGGTTCCGCCGTCGCGGCATCCATGCAAGGTGTTGTCCTTCAAGGTATTGAAGGTGTAACCGAGGTGCGCAGGGAGCGGATTAGCTTTACGGAGATGCAGAAACGCCGGCGGAACAAATAGTACCAAGATCTTAATCTTAAAAAAATCTCCTCGTCCTTCCGTCAACCTACATGGGTACCGGGTATTCCTACAGATAGAAGACCACTTCTTCATTCTCAGGTAGGCCGCATGTATGTCTGACAACTTGCAAGAAACGATTCGCGAGAGTGCGAAAGCACCTGCTAAGGCATCGGGAGATGCCGGTAGCGTCGAGCAGCATAAGCTGACCGAGCAGATCGCTGCTGACAAGTATCTGGCATCCAAGGCAGCCGCCTCCCAAAAGAAGCGTGGCCTTCGATTTAACAAGCTCGTGCCACCAGGGGCGGACTAATTGGTTCGCAACTGATCGAGCTTGTTTCTATAGGCAGGGGTGTCGGGTTTAACAGTAGGGATTGAGTCACGGATGTTTAAGTTGTTGTCAGGGATTCTGAGCAAGAACAGCGATCGCAAAGATCGATCGCTCGTCCGTGGACGCTCGGCCCGACACCCCTGGTCGTTGGTGAGATTGCTGGGGCGCTACGACGCTGCGACCACCACGGTCGACAACGTTCGCCACTGGGCTGCGGCTGACGGACTATCGGCCAGTGCGGCCAATAGCCCCGAAGTGCGCCGCACGCTACGCAACCGTTCGCGACACGAGATCGCCAACAACTCTTATGCTCGTGGCATCTCGCTGACTCTGGCCAACGACTGTGTTGGTACTGGACCTCGATTGCAGATGCTAACCGCTGACGCATTCGCAAACCGATTTGTTGAGCAAGAGTTCTTTGCGTGGGCTGATGCAATTTGCTTGGCAGAGAAGCTACGCACGATGCGGCTCGCCCGCGTATCGGACGGTGAATCATTTGGTTTGCTAACCAGTAACCCAAGAATCGATTCGCCCGTTCAACTCGATTTGAAGCTGGTCGAAGCCGAACAAGTTACATCGCCAATCTTGGCTCTCGACAGTTATCGTTACCTCGATGGCATTCGCTTCGATGAGCACGGCAATCCGATCTCATACGATGTTCTTCGAGAGCATCCAGGTGATGATGCGTTCTCGCTAACCGAGAACTATGACACAATCGATGCCAATTCCGTCCTCCATTTCTTCCGCAGTGATCGTCCAGGGCAGATCCGGGGTATTCCCGACATCACGCCAGCGCTTCCACTCTTCGCGCAGCTGCGACGATTCACTCTGGCAGTATTGGCGGCTGCCGAAACAGCGGCTGACTTCGCTGGGATTCTCTACACAGATGCGCCGGCCGGTGGCGAAGCAGACGCCGCTGAACCGTTTGAGCCAATCGAACTGGAGAAGCGAGCTCTGCTGACAATGCCAGGCGGTTGGAAGATGGCTCAGATGCATGCTGAGCAACCGGCAACCACATACGCCGAGTTCAAGCGTGAGATTCTCAACGAGATCGCACGTTGTTTGAACATGCCGTTCAATGTCGCTGCCGGTAATTCGTCGGGCTACAACTATGCCTCCGGGCGACTCGACCACCAAACCTACTTCAAGTCGATCCGTGTCGAGCAGTCTCAAATGGCTCGCACCGTTCTGGATCGCATTCTGTATGCATGGCTGCGCGAAGCGATTCTCATCGAAGGCTATCTGCCTAACTCGCTTCGCACTCTCGACTCGTCGTTCGAGCATCAATGGTTTTGGGACGGACATGAGCATGTCGACCCTGCCAAAGAAGCCAATGCCCAGAAAATCCGCCTCGCCAATCATACGACAACTCTGGCCCATGAATACGCGAGGCAGGGGCGTGATTGGGAGGCGGAACTTAAACAACGCGCGAAAGAGATCTCGCTCATGCGTGAGCTCGGACTCTCGACCGATTCAACTTCACTTTCTCCAGGAGATGTAACGGATGACGAAGACATTGCAGTCGAACAAGCAGAGTGAGGTAGACGCTGAGTCGGTACCAAGCTCGCTGCGAATCGTTTGTGACGATGCCAGTTCGATCAATTTACAAGCCGCTGAGGCTGCCGAAGAAGGCAAGCCGGCGCTGCGAAAGTTCTCAATGGTCGCTTACACCGGTGGCGCGATGCGTCTTGGTGGCTGGCCATATCCCGTAGTCGTTGACTTAGCGGGCATGCGAGTTACTCGCAAGTCTCGCCCCATTCTCAAGGACCACGATCGCGCCTGTATCGTTGGTCACACCGACGACATCATAGTCGGCGATTCTCGGCTTGAAGTCGCTGGCGTGATCTCAGGTGTGGGCAATACCGCGCAAGAAGTCATCGCTACCAGCGAGAACGGTTTCCCTTGGCAAGCATCGCTCGGCGCGAACGCCGACAAAGTTGTCTTCATTCCTGAAGGCAAGACTGCAACCGCCAACAGTCGCGAGTTCAAAGGCCCTGTTTACATCGCTCGCAAGTCAACGCTGGGTGAAGTCTCGTTCGTAGCCCTTGGTGCCGACGATGACACCGAGGCTCGGATTGCAGCTGGCCAGTCTGGCGATGACGAGGACCTCGATAGCGAACAGCGGGATGACGACACCACCGAGTCCGATGATTCGGAGATCGACCCGGTGAACGCCAGCTTGGATATGGGCAGAAAGCCCAAGCGTCCTGTCACGAGTGGAGTCGTTTCCAAGATGCGAATCGAAGCCGCTGCTGAATCCAAGCGTATCGCCGGCATTCGCAAAGTGTGTGCTGGCAAGCATCCCGAGATCGAAGCTCGCGCCCTTGAAGAAGGCTGGAGCGTTACCAAAACGGAGTTGGCAGTGCTGCGAATCGAACGACCCAAGGCCCCTGATCAGCAGGCAAGCCAACCGATGTACCGGCGCGAAGTCCTCGAAGCAGCTTGCTGTCTATCGGTAGGACTCGACGAAACGAAGCTGCTCAAGGCTTACGGAGAGCGAACGCTCAACGCTGCCGATCCGCTTCGGCACATTGGCTTGCGTGAACTTGTCGCCGAATGCGCACGACTGGAAGGATTCGATGTTCCGCGCGTATTCGGCGACGGTACTGCAACAATTCGCGCTGGCTTCTCGACGATGTCGCTTCCTGGCATCCTCGAGAACGTCATGAACAAGACGCTCCTTTCTGCCTACGAGTCGACTCCGATCGCAGCGTTTGATCTGTGCAGCATCGGAACTGTGAGCGACTTCAAGGAGATCTCTCGTTATCGACTGCTCGGTACCGGTGGCTTCGAAAAGGTCGCGCCCGATGGCGAGCTGAAGCATGGCAAGCTCTCGGACCAGAAGTACAGCAACAAGGCTGATACCTACGGTCAGATCCTTGCGCTGACTCGTCACGACATCATCAACGATGATCTCAACGCGTTCATGGACATCCCTCGTCAAATGGGACGCAGCGGTGCTGAGTCGATCGATGAGCTGTTCTTCACGCTGCTGCTCAAGAACACGGCGTTCTTCTCCTCAGCCAATGGAAACTTGCTGCAAGGTCCCGATACCAAGTTCGGTCCCGAGTCTCTGACCGTTGCCAAGACGACCTTCCGCAAGCAGAAGGTTGGACCAGGCAACAAAGCCAAGGACCAAAAGCCGATCAACATTCGGCCTGAGTTCCTGGTCGTTCCCGTCGAGATCGAAACCGATGCGGAACTGCTGATGGGTTCGGCTCAGTTGATGATGGACGCGCAAGGAACGCCGACCAAGATCCCAGTCGACAACCCTCACCGCAACAAGTATCGCGTCATTTCAACGCCGCATTTGTCGGACAGCTACTACCAGGGAGCCAGCGGCTCGGCCTGGTATCTGTTCGCGAATCCGAATGTGCTGCCCGCGTTTGAGATCGTGTTCCTCAATGGTCGGCGCACGCCGGTCATCGAACGCGTTGAGATGCCTGCCAACACGCTTGGCATGGGCTTCCGTTCTTACATCGACTTTGGTGTGAACTCGCAAGACCCACGCGCCGCTGTGAAGGTCACTGGCGAGTAAGCCTCGTCTCCTGACCGCTCTGAAACCAACCATTCTTTGTCCTCAAGGATTCCATAATCCATGCAAGCTCAATTCGTTCATGACGGTAAG